GTCTTGCTTACGCTGAGGTTATTGATTTGTTTGAGTTTTAGCTACTTTCAAACCAATAACCTACCCATTGCGCCAGTGACCGTTCTAAAATCTTGATTGTCAGTGACGAAACGGAACACTTTGCCAGCCAGGGTTCCAACAGCTTTTATAAAACTACTGAAACTATGGCCAGACGCGGTTATGGGTTGTTGCGCTACAAATGCTACTATGGCATTTAAATCCTTCTCTCCTGTGGGTTTGTGCATCGCAAATGGCAACTTGGTTGGGTTGATTTCCATTTCAATGTACAAAACCCCTGTTACGGTTATTGAGCTACTAGCATCCAACCCAGTTATCATACACATGGGCATTAAGCCATTGTCTCCTAACGCATCCGAAGACCAGACGGCCTTGGGTGGGTTGAATTCAGTGCCTTTGTGAGTCATTAAATGTCTCGTTTGGCCACCTTCCCTGATTTGATACACTTCCGGTCGCAAGTTGGTGTTTATAATACCATTGGTGGCATGATAGCCACTAGCAGCAGTACAAATACCTAATCGCTTATAATGCCCGAAGCGCACAATACCAGATCCAGCTGTTAGATTACCTGTGAATGCAATATGTAGTCCTCCCGCAACTATTCTATATGGAGCTTGGATTGCAGCAGTTGTGAAGAATAGATCAGCAAAAGCACCTTCCTGACAGGATTGCCCTATCGTAGTGGTATGTGGCCCGGCCGCGTCGTTCGAAGCTTCCGTGCCATAAACGGCGTGTAAACCACCTGCTCCAAATTGACTAGGACCTGACAACTGTACATGATAACTAGTGGCTGTAGCGCCAGTTAGAGTCATGGTTGTATAAGTGGTTAAAGCCAATGTGTTTGGTGATCCATCAGGGAAACGCGCTTGCCTATCCTTGGGTGAATGTTCAGTCCTGAACGGGTTTGTGGCGCAAGCCACCCAGTCAGCACCAGTTTCACTTATTGTAGGCAAATCGTGATCCACATAACGCCGTGGAGGGCCCTGTTAAACATGAGCCTCCCCTCTTAGATTAGGAGCAATACCGAGTATTGGTTGGCGCCTATCTGGTCTATTCACTTGTTTGATTTTCTTACCCTTGTTATTATTATTACCTTTCTTATTAGAGTTCATTGAAAATAAAGAATTTTTAATATTTTCTATTTAGCAAAAGAAACAAAATACTGTAAACAATAAAATGTTTATTTTGCTGGTGTCTATTTTTAGTCAAACTAAAGCTCCCCAATGTCCCTCAAGCATACAAAATGCATTGGGACTTGGGGTTTGCGCACCATATCCTCTGCGAAACTATCAATGAAGTTTTGCCCATACCTAGCTTTTGCAACGATTTGGCCTAATTCTTGATTAGCTTCGACTCTTTCACTAGTTAAAACTTGTGTGTAATTTTGGATATGTTGTGATGGATTGGCTTGGACCTCAACGTATTCGGGAAAAGTATTGATGAAAGCCGCTTCAACTTTTGTCAAAAGCATCTCACCGTAATAATCGCCAGTGAACGCGGCTTTCGCACCCAATATCAATTCCTTCATAACTTTCAGTGGTTGCTTACTAGCCATGGGGTCTAGGGAAAGGAAAAGCTTGCGCATGCATCGCCCCAATGTAGGCACCCATTTATAAGTTGTAGTTTGGCCCAATGACACCGGTACCAATCGCATCGCCAAGAACGTAATATTTGCTATGTCATGTGTTGTTGATGGTTTTATCACGTAACCAAGGTTTTCCTTGATGAATTCAATGACTGGTGTGAAATTGTTCTCCAATGTGTCTTGCACTATAACCGAATCATCCCCAGCAACAATAATTTCCCCTTCAACCCCACATTCTTGCATCGCGCGTCTGTAACACAAACCGTCTATCAATGTGTTTGAGTAGGTTGTATCAGGGTCACCTGTACGCTGTCTGCCTTCCATTTTTAAATTCAGCGTTCCTTTGGCAGCTCTCTTGCACTTGTCCTGCCACATGTTGTTCAAGTCTGAATCACCGATAAAATATTTCGTTAGACGAGCTATTTCATCGAAGGTTTTAGTGTGAGGGCTACCATCCCAAGCCGAAAAATCGTTGCAATGGAAGGTAGCTTTACCCAAAATTTTTGTTTCAGTCAAATGTTGCAAATCATGAGGTTTTAAATTACCTATCATGAAAGGTAAAGCTAATCCATTTTCGATATTGAATTTTTGCACGTGCTTAATAGCCGCTGTTACGCAATGTATAAGGAAGCCTTTTGTTTTCCAGCAGACGGGGGCGCCAATTATAGGTCTGCCCAAAGCAGCTTCGTGTAGGAACACTTTTTCAACCTTTTGAAAGATTGATGAATTTGTCTTCAAAATTTCTCGTTGGTGTTCCTCTATTAGGGCCCTTTTTGTGTCATCTTTCTGCTTGGAAATCCATTCTTTGTATTCATCATCAAAGTTCAGATCCATTACTGCTTCCCTTACAGACTCTAACCATTGTTGGTACGGTCTCAAGCAACTCAACAAACTAACTTTAGGTTCTTTTGGCAAGTATTTAAACCTTTCAGCAGTGGAGCCTCTGAAAAATTCAGGGTTACGTGCGTACACACCTGGTAAAGACCCTTCAAAAGTGACTCCTAAGTTTGTCGCATGACTTTCTGGTTCTAAATGTTTTTCTTCATCTAATATGTCACAAACCAGATCGCCATCAGGTGTGCGGCCCACTTCAGCTGGAGCATCTTTGATTGCGATTTCTGGCAAATAATCTACAATCTTTCCTAAAGGCATCGCATTTTCGTCAGTCTGCATCAGTTTTGCACAGAACTCCTTCACATCATGTGGGACAATGTTCTTAACACCATCCAGGAACTCTTTCGCCCTTTCAGTTACATTCAAATCTGGGAGCTGACCAAGCGATGCCGCCAGAGCGCTAATCATAGCCGCTAGCGTAAAACCACCTTTCTTTCTAAAAAACCATAGAATCACAAGAACGCCAACAAAAAACCAGATATTTTTAAATAAGCTCCCAATGCTTACAAAACATGCTTGTAGAAATTTCAATATAGGAGCTGATTCGGATGAGGATTGGTATGCGGCGCGCCTTGAGTAATTTGCAGCGCCTTGGTCCCTTATAGCATCAAGTAAAATTTGGTGTTTTTCGGTGTCAAGCAACAGGGTCATGCAAGCGCGCATTGCCGTGTTTGACAACTGGGACTCTGTGAATATTTGTGTATTCACAATTTGGTTTATATTGGCCCCGGAAGTGTTGTTGATGACTTTATTTCGACACAGGTTGTATACCTTTGGTGTTAAGTGGACATAGCGGAAATCATCAATTCTTGCGGGCTTGAAGAAATTTAATGCATCTGGTAGATAAGTGCTAACTAAGTTACTCATCTGGGTTTCAGGGCCGAACTGAGTGCGAACATACATTATGTGATTGGCACTCTCAACTAGTTCTGGCCTTATCTGTTGTGGAGGAGCGAATGTTTTGAACTTAACAGCCTCCACGAAACCTCTTTTTATTTCTACCAGTCTGTCTAGCGCTAACCCAGTCACATCAGGCCAACAGAGCCAACTAAGATCATTGTGGTAAGGGAAAGCT